GCAAAACTAAAAAACAAAACAAAGAAACTTTTGGTTTAAATGAAAAAAGGAAAGCTGAAGCGTTAAGATCTAAACTAGAAAATTCAGATAAGATAGATGTCATCGATCAAAAAATAGAATTTAATTTTGCTTTTGATGAATACTTTAAAGTCATTAATAGCGATCCAGACACAACATCTAAATATAAAGATATGCAAATTGCATACATTAACAATCACGTTAGACCCCATATTAATAAGCAATATTTATCAGACTATTTACTATCAGATTTTAGAGAAGTAACTTTACTTGGTATTAAAAATAGTAAAGCTCTACAATGGGTTAAAAAAGGTGGGTTCGGTAGCTATAAGAAAAAAACTGAAACCATTGGTAGAGTAACTATTAGAGCTGCGGTATTAGAATTTAAAAAATTCGTAAATTTTTGTGCCAGCAGACAATGGAAAATAGACTATTCTATTGCTAATTTTAAATTCGGGCCAAAATATTTTAAAGATTACAATACTCAAATTAAATGGATGCCTACTACTCCAGAGCTGTTAGCTGTTGTAAATAAGGAACCAGATATACAGTTAAAAACTTTGTACAAATGTGCTGCTGAAACTGGAGCCAGATTAAGTGAGCTGCTTGGGATCTGTTATGAGAATGTAGATTTTAATGCTGGTGGTGTGTTTTTAGATCACTCAATCAATGAAGAAAACAACTTTAGACCATACCAGGTAAAAACACAGAGACGATTTGTTGAAGTATCGGATGAATGTTTAGAACTGTTTAGTATTTGGATGAAGGCGCAGATGTTTCCAATTACACATAGAAACGTAAATTTTTTAAATCCAGATATAAATAAAATGGAACGAAGAACATTTAAGAGAGTGTTTAATGTACCCATCCACGGAGCTAGAAAAAGAGTTAAAGTTTCTGCTAAAAGATTAGGGATCCATTGGCCAAATGGGATGTCTCCTTTTAGAAAGTGGAGTATATCTCGAATGGAAGAACTTAAAATTTTAACAGAAAAACAGATGGATAATAGATTTGGTAACTCTAAAGATATTAGACAATCTAATTACATAAGAGATTTGAATTTGAATGAAAAACAAAGAAAGGCTGCTATTAATCAAATAACTAAAGGATGATAAATGCCAGCACTACAAGAGAAGGAACGAATAGCAAAAATGATGTTCGTTTTAAGAACTATTAGCGGTAAGACACAAGCTAAAATTTCTAAATCTTTAAACCTCACGTTCCAACAAGTTCAGAAATACGAAAAAGCTCAAAATGGAATTGGAGCTGATAAGTTATTTTTATTAGCCAAAAGTCAAGGTTGGGATATTAACTTATTATATAATGGAAACCCAGAGGAAGTGCTTATGCAGATCCCTCTATTTAAGCAAGATAAGGTGGCTAAAAAATTTCGTGAGATAGAAGCCAACATTAGAGAAGAACGCAAGCTACAACGTCTCTATGCTCCATTAATGCCTAAATTAAACCGAGAGCTAGCTGGCGAAAATACTTTTAAAGAACCAAAAGCTGATAAAGATCCACCAGAAATAAAAGAAGTTTTGGATGAAATGAGACGAGAACATCCAGATATGAAATTTAAGGTAACTGAACTAGACGATAATTGGCAGCCAATTAAAAAAACAAACTAAAAACTAGAGGGAGCTAGCAACTCCCTCGTTACTTTTTCCCCTCAAAAAATACAAAAAAAATAGCAAACATCTTTGGTTTACTCTCTCGTTTACTCTCTGATGGTTTAGAATTGTTGTGTGCCAATAAGTATTGGTAATATTCGAACCTACCAATCATTTTGTAAATTATCGTTGTTATATAACACTTACAACCACGATTAGACAAATTTTATTTACCAAAAAGGTTAATAAATAAGGGTTGTTTTTCCTAGCTGTTATCACGTTGATACATCATTTACTCCCCGATAACTCTCTGATACAAGTCTCCAAAAAATAGATGTCTGGGTGTAGCGTAGCCTGGTAACGCACTAGCTTTGGGAGCTAGGGATCGCTGGTTCAAATCCAGCCACCCAGACCAGATTATCCGCCAACAGCAAATACAGCTGTACCTAAAATTATAATAAGCCAAAGAATACCTAAAAAAGTATAAGCAACTCCCTTAACCCATTTCATTTCTTTTTCTTACACTTACATCGTGGAGCAAATAACCATTCAGTAAAGTTGTCTATTGCTCCTAAAAATTTTATTATATATTTGTCAATCATTTTCTTATTCTAAAATTAATTTTTTAATTGATAATGAGCCATCAATATTAGTTTCAAGCTCGGCTTTAGTCTTAACACAAGAAAAAACTACTCTTGAATTATTCGCAAGCTGTCTCATTGCAACCCTCTTACCTTTCAAGCAGCTGCTTAAATCTTTCTGAATACGAGCTTCAGAAATCTCATTATTAACAATCATTAAAAGAGCTATTACAGTTTCAATCATTGATGGCTCCCGTTAGCTCTTACTTTGTCTTTAAGATTTTCTAATTGTTCTTTAATTTTTTCTATATCTTTCATGGCGTAATTTATATTCACATTATTATTTCTCATAGTTTCCATTTCTTTTTGAATATTTTCTACTTGTGATGCTATATGTTCTAGGAGCATAAATTGTTCTTGATCCGTTGGGAGCTGCTCTGATTTTTTTAAAAGATCAGCCTGGTGTAATTCTCTTGAAGTCTCTAAACTGGTAATTCTTTCTTGAATAGATGTATAACTGAATATTCCTATTGCTACGGCAGCGCATAAAGCTAAAAGATTTCTAACTGGTAAAGAAATATTTGTATTTTCATTTATTTTCATCTGCCTTGACCCTTGTATCTTGTAAGTTTTTTCTGTCTTTTCTCTGATTTATTTAAAGATTTTTTATGTACGCCTGGCCGTTTCTTTGGTTTATCCCTTGGTACAAAATGGGTAAACTTAATACGAGCCATTAGAACAAAATCTTTTTAATTCTATTTACTAAACTTGGTTTTGTTTCTTCTGTTAAAACTAAAGGTAAATAACTTTGAGCTATCTCCTTGCCAGACTTACCTACTTCTTCTTCTGTTTTTTTACTTCTAGCATCTATTTTATTTGGTCTAATTTTATCTACTAAAACATAACGATAGACATAGTTATCGCATCTAACACCTTCAAATTGAAAGTGTAATGTATCTGGTGGATCTTGATACTGTCCGCCAAAACAATGCGGATCAAAGTCTGATTTAGTTATTGTCATTTTTTACCACCTCTAAATATTTGTGTTCCCTTTATTCCAAAAATACTGGCGCATACTAAAATCCAAAGATTAGTGAACCATGATGGAAGTGCCTGGAAATGTTCAAAGAAAATTTTTATCTTCTCCATAGCGGCTGGATCGTCTGACCAAACCCCCCAAGCCAGCACCAAAATTGGCAAAGTTAAAATCGCAAGAACCACCTCATCCTTAAAATCGTTTTGACGAGCTTCTAATAATTTACCAGAATATTCTAGCTCTCCACTAGCCATCTTTTCTGCGTGTTTGGCTTGTGCGTTAGCCATCATCATTTTAGTTTCTTGTTTCTTTTTGTAAATATGACTACCAGCATTTACTGCTAATTTAATTGCGCTAAACCACATATTATTTACAGCTCCTAACTAATTCCGCCAGGCTTTCACATCTTGAAGTAGTTTGCTTATGCCAAGCACTATCAATCATTTCATCAGCTGCTTTATTATAATCAGCTGCTTCTAAACCTTCCCACATTTTTTTAAATTTCATTACTCTTGGTTTACCAAGTTGAAAACACATTTCACAAATGACACCTTTAATAGTTTCTGGTACTTCTATTTCTTCCAAAAGTTCTTCAGCAGATGTAAGAGCAATCTGAAAGTCATTGTCAAAAACAGTTTCAAGCTGTTCTTTAGGATACGCCACACCTTCAACAAAGTCATCGGTAGGTAGAACCAGATGGCCATAGCCGATTGTAGCGAAACCCAGGCTATCGGAGTACATAGTATCCCTAAACCCTTCATGTTCTTTAATTCTTTGTTTAACTTCTTCCATGATTTATTTACCTCCTGGATCAAAATTGAGAATTTTGACACCTAATCTTTTTTGCTCGCCAGTTTTACTTCGGCTAATCTTCCAGCCATTCTTGCGATAGTTTTGTGTTTTAACATCATAAGCCGTGTACTCTCCCGTCTCTACGTTTAGAACTAATATGTCTATTGGCCCCGCACCTATTGGGGTAAAGACTATTAAATTTGGATCCTTTGCAAATTCAGCAGCAGCTAATAGTTCATTAGATAAACCTTTAGCAGCAGTTGTTCTATTTCGTAAAGTAGTAGAAGATTGAGCCAAGCAAACCACCTATCAATATTATTATTGCAGCAGCTCCTTTACCTCTATTCATATCAGCTTTTAATGATTTAATATCTATGCGCATTTCATCGATTGCTTTGAACAAAGTTTTCATTCGTTCTGCGCAAACCTTTTCATGGTAAGATATTCGAATACCATTATGATCGTCTATGTTAGAGTGTATAGATTTCTTTTTTGCCATCACGTTTCCTCTATTGCCTCACAACTAAATTTAGTTGCCAGACGATATTTGTTTATAGTTTTTTCATCCATGGTGTTTAGATATTTTTCGCTAGTATCTAATGCAGCTAAAGCGCATTCTTTCCATGTGTTAAATCTTAAATTAAATTCTATTGGATCTTTGCATTCGTTTTGTAAAAAAGAGCATACCGATATAACCAGTATAAACTTCATTATTTAACTTATGGTTTAGTTGGCCATGTAGCATTCTCGCATTTTGCTACTGTATCCTTACCAGCTGGTAGATCTCTTAAATTTTGTCTGTACGTTTTCATATCGTCTGAAAGCGTATTATCAGATAAAGCCAGGTAATCTGTTTCAGCAAGTAATCTATTTCTTTTAGATCTTAAATCAGCTAATGCTCTTGCTGGAGCAGCATCTGCAACAGCTTGTTCTTCAGCGTCTCTAGCTGTTTCTTCTTCAGCTGTAAACTGTACTTTAACTCCATTTATATTATGAAATCTTGGCATAATTTATTCCTTGTTTGTTGTTGTTGTTAATTGTTAAGCAATACCATAAAGGCAAATATCTCCAGCATCTATGTTGCCTGTTTCAAATTGAAATTTAATTGCATTGATAGCAGATGTTGTATTTGCATATCCAGCACATAAATCATGTTGTGTATAGTCTGCCCAATATGCAGCTTGTAAATTAGATATATAGTGTTTCACAAATGTTGTAGAACTAGGATTAAATAAATGTAAATAACCACTTGCAGATTCATCTGAAGCATTTCCTTGATTTGTTGTCATTCTTTGAAGTCCCGTACCTTGTGCTAAATCATGTGATGAACCATATCCCATACCAGCATTCGCATCATTTTCATTGTGATAAATCTCTATAAATGTACTAGTTTTAGCAATATTGTAATTACTTCCACTATCTATTGATAAATTAAAACTAAATTCTGTTAAATCAGTTTGTGCATGTATATTGTTAAATGTAAATAAATATTCTTTGTAAGTATTATCTAATACCACATCACTACTACCATGAACAAAAGATAAAGTTGCAGAACTAGAAGCTGTTAGCTTTTTAATAAATACCATACTGCCTAATCCTGTAATACTACCAAATGCAGTTGCGTTCTTTACTCCATTATTTGATAATTTAACTATGCTCATTAACTATCCTTAATTCCATAGAGTTTGATTGTACCAGCATCTATGTTGCCACTAGACATTTTAAATTGTACTGCATCAACTGCTGACGTTGTATTACCATAACCAGCTACAAAATGGTTCATTGAATAATTACCTGAATAAGCATTATTAGTATTAGACATAAAATGTTTTACAAATGTTGTTGATGATGGATTAAATAAATATAATGTTCCACTTATTGCTTGGTCATTATCAGCACCTAACTCTCTAGCTATTTTTTGAAATGAAGTGCTTTGTGCTAAATCTCTACTTGTACTATAATTAACTGATTGATCATCTTGATCTTCAGAATGAATTGCATCAAAAAAAGTTGTAGTTTTTGTAACATTATAATTACTGCCAGTATCTGCACTCATATTAAAAGTAAAATCTGCTGTATCAGTTGCTGGATGGCAATTAATAAACTTAAATAAATAAATAGGATATGTGCTATCTAAGACTACATCTGAACTTCCATCTACAAAAGATATTGAAGAACTTGAACTAGCAGTCAAAG